GTGGTCTGTGCGATTGGTTGGACAACGACAGGAGTGGACCCGCCTCCCAGGTATTCAGGGCGTTGGAGTCGTGCGTCGGGAGATATGACGCGAAAATGTGAACGGATGATCTCAGTGTAGCGAGTGCCGCCGCGGGCGTCACGCTCGAGCATTTTCTGTAGCTGGAAGGCTTCGCGGAGCGAGTTTATTGTTGCAGCAGTTGCTTCTGAAAGATCAGCATAGATAGCAGGAAAGCCAGGATTAGCAGGGTCTTCCTGGACGCCCCAAGCGTTGTCGGGTTGGACGTCGTTGATGGTTGCGTATGGGGAATAGGTGACGGCTCCGGTTCCACCGGTTTCATAGTATGTGAGGCTGGCCGGGTTGAATGTTTGTGTATTTTTTCCGATCCCGATAACGGGAGCGCTATCGCCGAGGGGCAAGTCCACGGCTTCTCCCTTCTGAGGCCAGGGGAGGGCCGACGAAAAATAATCTCTACGCTTCCCGCGTTTGCGCAGCCCATAATCGGCAGCAGGATCAGGGCCATCGTCAGTGTGGACGATAGCAGGGTCTTGGAGGTTTTCGTCGCGGAACCATTCGTTCCATATGAGGCTGTACGCTCGCATGTGTAGTGCATTGGCGTCGATCTCTTTCAGGAGGGGAAGGCCCATATAGTCGTAGATTGAGTTTAGAGGCCAGCCGCCGATGGGAGCGGTGACCTGGGGGACGACGAAATCAGTGGAGTCGCCAGGAGTGTCTTGCTCTCCCATGAATTTTTGCCAGTTGGACCAGAGCAGTCTGTTGGGTACGGCGAAGAAGAAGAAGTCCATTCTCATGTTGTCCATGATGGGGACTAGGGGTGTGGCGAGCCGGGCCACGGAGGAGAGTTTTACGTTGAAGGTATCGCCGGGAAGTGCCTCTTGGCACAGGATTGGGATTAAATCACCTGCATTGAAGGCGGTTTTATATCCGTGGTCGAGTGAGAAGGTTGAACGAGCCACGTCAGCAGTGGGTGCCGTGTTGAAGGAGTGGCTCATAACGCTGGGTTGGGGATAAGATTTGGGCATTGGTTTGGGCCTTTCGAGGTCCGAGGGGTGTCAGTGGGACAGTACATATCAAGAGAAGCATGTACTGTCCCGCCTGACGACCTCACGAATCTAAGCGGAGGCACCGCTCAGTGGTTCGGTAGGGGTTTCGGGTTTGGGAGGCTCAGCGGCCTCCACAGGCGTTTGCTGGATGTGTGAATCTAGGTAACCTTCAGGGGCAATGAGACCTAATTCCCTACACTCAGCTAGGTTTTCTGGGTCTTCCAGGAAGCGGATAAGATTTTCCGGTTTATTCTCAAACCGGGTCCGGAGTTCGGACGGAAGGCACATGAAGTCAGAGCGTGCCTTGAGGATGCGCTCTTGGCACGATTGGTAATCCTCGGCGTTTGAGAAATCGCCGTAGGTGGCACCGGTCTGGAATGGTGGGAGTGTGCCTTGAGCGTGCAGCTTGCGCATGATGGTGTTGATGTTGACCTGGGCACGGTGTTGTTGTTCGACCGGGGTCTTGGTACCAGTGTCAACTTGTACGCGTTTGCGTTTGCGCTTGGCCGGCGGTGGCGGGCAGTTAGGAATCGATCGAGTCATCTGATTCACTTTCGTTGATGAGATCGGCAACGGTGCAGATCAGGGTAGGATTCTTGAGGGGTTCCAGGGTCGCATCGGAGTCGTCATAGGCTCCAAGCTCCCAGATTTGAAAGTCAGCGGGGTAGTCGTGCATGACCGAGCCGGGTTTACTAAATTGGCTCTGGAACATCCGTGTTGCGTGCCCCGCGTTATGGCAGAATTGTGGCGGATGGTAGATTTTGGACTTGATGTCGTAGACGCTATACATTCGTAGTACCATTTTCTAGGTTCCTCATTAGCTTCGTGAAGCGTTGTGATAAGATTTTGTCTTTTGCTCGCAAGCGAGCGATCCGCTGCTTTTCAGTTGGTGGTAAGTCTTTTAGTGCACGTTGCCTCCTTTCTTTCTTGATCGTTGGTAGATGGTGGGCAGAGTCAGGGAGTTTGTCAAGCAGTTTGTCATAGAAGGCAGGGATGCCGTATTTCTTGCCCAGGTGGGTGATGTAGTCTTTGTTGTATTGATCCTCCCCGTGGAGATCGAACCAGTAGGATCCGATCCCAGGGCAGCGGCTCATGGTGATGTATTCGGGTTCGAGGTAATAACACTCACCGGTTTCTAGGTCAGGGTGACCGTTGAGATAGTGAACTGCGGCCTCAGCTCCGTTGATTTTCTTTGTGATGTAGCGGGCCACGTATGCGGCCGATTGCCATGTGACTTCGCCAATAACAGCTAGGCCGTGAGTCCACAGTTCAGTGAGTATTTTGGAGGTATAGAGTTTTGTTTGCTCCTTTACTCGGTTTCTTGCTGCGCTCGAAACCTTGTAGCTCTCCCATTGGACCCGGTCAGGGAATTGAAAGTTGAAGATGCAGGCATGGTGGTGGGGTCGTTGGAGTTTTTCACCGTATTCTCCACAGTGGAAATACCGGATAGGGTAGCGTTTGGAATCAGGGACTGGTTCGTAACCCTTGAAGCGTTTGCGGAGTCGCTTCATAAAGTCTTGGAAATCCTTTTTGCAGATGGAACCTTCACCACAGGATTCGTAATTGCGTCGTTTGTAGATAGGGCATTCGTCGCATTTTTTAGTTGATATGGGAAGGTGTTCATCGTCGTAGGTCAGGGTTACAAAGCAGTTTTGTTCCCATAGTTGGGCCTCGTGGATACAGCGGATGGCCCATTGTTTGGAACGTGTGATGCGGCAGGATAAGCACTGGCCGCAGGGGAGTTCGATAGAATCGTAGGGTCCATATTGGGAGATGACGGATAATTTGAAGGATAAGAGTTGTTTACCGTTGGGGTTCCGGTGAGTGATTGAACGATACGCCTTTAAGGGTTTGGTGCAGGGCATATTGCCTCCGTTCGGTTTTGCGGTTCAGAGAAAAGATGCTCCCGGCCCGGACAGAAGGGAACCGGGCCAGACGGAGCAGCTTCGCTGGAAAGTTTTATAGGCGATAACCGCCTCTTGGTACGCTCATCCGGAGGTTGCGTTTGTTTACGCGTGCACCCTTGCGGAATAGGCGTTTGGATCGACGGCGTTTCATGCGTCGGGGTCTTGCCATGATTTATCTCCTATCGGAAGATGTCTTGACGGGAAGGCCCGCCGTAGTTGGGTTTACGCACCTGGGGATTGGACCAGCGTTTTTCTATAGTGCGTGTGGATTTTGAGTTGGCCTTGCGGTTTTTTTCTACCCGAGCTTTGCGCCGCTTTTCAAAGGCTTTGTTGCGTTTATCCATAGCACGATCCTCCTTGGTCTGTTGGACGACCTGTCGGGCGTTGGTGGCAACTTCCTTTGCGGTTTTTGCTCGATCAGCGGCAGCGGCTGCGACAGCAGCAGCGTCGGGGTTGGCTCCGCTGATTTTGGCCAGTCGGGCAGCGGAGCTAGGGTTTACGGTTGCGGGGTTGTCCGCGAGGTACTTTTCGGCACGTTTGTCTGCACGGAGTTCGACTGCATCACGTTCTTGAGCAGTCTTTGTTGCATCGGTGGCAGCGTGGGCCTGTTTGACCTGGGCAGCGGATGTAACCGCGTTCATTACGGCAGAGCCGTAGTCGGGTATGTCAGCCTGAGCGCCGGACGGGGTCGAAGCCCCTTTGCCCCCGGCGGCCAGGATTGGGTTAAGTCCAGCAGCGTATAGGTCCTTGACGGACCGTTGGTAGGCTGTGTTGGACATTTCACGCTGGAAGTCGCGATTAATGCGAGCTTCGCGTTGTTGTGCCGTCGTTTGGTATGCGGAGGCGGCAGCTCCGAAGATGCCAGCTACACCGGACATTGTAGATATCCTTTAAAGAAGACATAAAGGGTCTATAGTATTTGTTTACATTCTAGGCATTGTAGACCTAGAAATGATCGATCATGCCGGGTACGCTGAATGTTGGTAACGGACGGGTAGCCTTAATGTTGTAGAAACCGTCGAAAATAAAGTGCGGTTCGTCAGGAGTCGCGATTATGCGCTCTACAGGTGGGTTCTCCTGGATGAAGATATCATTAAGGACAGGAGCGGTTGCGAAGTCTTGGGACAGATGCCAGTTGTCGAGAGAGTTGGTTGCATCTGATCTTAGAACGCCAGTTATTCGGGACTGGGCGTGCCGATACTCGGCCCAGCGCTCCTGGTAGCCGAAGACGAGTTCGTCGTCGGTTGTTCCCTCGGCCCATATTTCTTTGCGGAGCAGTTCTTGCTCCCCAAGGTTTCGAAGGGCAGGCCAGTAGAAGTCGTACTTCGTTTGACGGGACCACATACGGTCCAGGCCCTGTTGGTACGTAAGGTCAGCGCGGACGGAGACCAAGCCGAGGATAACGGAGTGTTCGACAAAGGACTTTGTAAATCCGACGCCAGTTTGGACAGAGTAACCGATAGCAGCAAGATGACCTTGCGGGGTAACGTCTGCGACGATGTTAGAGGCGGTGGTCTGTGCGATTGGTTGGACAACGACAGGAGTGGACCCGCCTCCCAGGTATTCAGGGCGTTGAAGTCGTGCGTCGGGAGATATGACGCGAAAATGTGAACGGATGATCTCAGTGTAGCGAGTGCCGCCGCGGGCGTCACG